TCACTTCTTTATGGATCGTGGTTATACACCTCTTGTAATGGACACGGACGGTATTAACTTCTCGGTACCTGAAGGTGTAGAAGAAAGAAAGTATGTTGGTAAAGGTCTGAACTGGAAAGTAAAAGAGGGTAAAGAATATGTCGGTGAAGAGGCCGATGTAATGGAGTTTAACGATCTTGCAATGAGAGGTGAAATGGCTCTTGATACTGATGGACAATGGCCAGCATGTATTAACTTGGCTCGAAAGAATTATGCACTTATTACGGCAAAAGGTAAAATAAAACTTACTGGTAACTCGATCAAGTCCAAAAAAATGCCAGCATATATAGAAAAATTCTTAGATAAAGGAATAAAATTACTTCTTGATGGTAAAGGTCAAGAATTTATCGAGTGGTACTTTGAATATGTACAAAAAATATATGATAAACAGATTCCATTGATAGATATTGCAAATAAGTCAAAAGTAAAACAATCCATACCTGACTATGTTTTTAGAAGTAATCAACTAACTAAAGCAGGGAATTTAATGTCACGTCAGGCTCACATGGAACTTGCAATAAAAGAGGGTCTTAATGTTAATTTAGGGGATGTCATTTTTTACGTTAACAATGGAAACAAATCTTCCCAGGGAGATGTTCAAAAAGTCAATAAACCAAAGAAAGGTTGGTCACAGGATCATATCAATAGTTTTGGGGGACCAATACCAGAGGATTTAGAATCTATAATACAACTCAATTGTTATAGAATTGACCCATTGGAATTAGAAAGTAATCCGAATATGACCGGGGATTATAATGTTCCAAGAGCAATCACTACTTTTAATAAACGTGTTGAGCCCCTTCTGGTTGTATTTAGTAATGAAATTAGAAACACCATACTAATAAACAATCCAGAAGAAAGACCATTCTTTACCAAAAGTCAATGTGAATTAATCAACAATCAACCTTATAATGATCAGGACCAAGATAAGTTAGAGGATGTAATGGAAATTTCGAATGAAGAAATGGATTTTTGGACAAGAGTGAATATAAGTCCATACCATATGTATAATGATGCCGATGAGGTAATGAAAAAGTACGTACCAAGTTCGTAATTTCCTAAAAGGATTGTAATTGATAGAGTTTTAGGAAATTAATTAAGTTTTACTCCGTCAGATGATATAATATACCAATTACCTTCCATAAAACGAAAGTTTACACATGCTCCTTTGTCTATAATAATTTCTTCCCAAAATTCATCTATTTCCCCTAAATCAGGTTTTATAGAAACTTTAGTCAAGGATTTTATCGTGACATTATCAATTTTTGCCGAGTTTAATACAATTTTGCATTCATCAACATCTTTTACAATTATTATTTCATGATCTGATGTTGTATAAAAAGGTTCTCTTACTATAATCATTTTTTGTTTAATTTCAGTTGGTTCAGTAAAAGGTTGTTGAGGTATGATAACTTTTTGAGTTTCATATTTGACAACATTTTTTCTAGGTGTGATGTTTTCGATTTTAATCATATTACATAGATTTGTCTTGGTGCTGCTCTAAATTTAAGGGACTTATTTAAGTTTTCCGCAATAAGTGCCTCTCGTTCCATAACTTTGTCTGGTTTAAGTCTTGTTAAACGACCTTCCGCCCCAATCAGTTCCTCAATTAATTTACTCTTTTCATCTTTTGCCTCAGTTTGTAAGGATGTAAATTCCAAAGTTAGATCACCACCATCCGGTGTTTTCAAATTACCCCCAAATTTACCTCTTACTCGTCCTAATGTTTCTTTACAGTATGCAACAAACCAACGTCTTACCCAAACTTGTGCCGGGTTGTTTAAATCGTGCCAACTCATTTTGTCAAATGGAACATCAGATGGCATCTTGATTATATCAGGATTTTGTTTAAGACAGTTATCTCTATCTTCTTCACAAGCATCGTAATACCAATACCAAACTCTTCCTTTCATCAAGGTAGAGTTACCAAAGTCAAACTTTCCACCAGGAGTGTTCATCAAGTGAACTGCCTTTTTTCCACCAGGAAGTGCGGTCACTCGATACGTGAGGTCCCCTTGAATGATTCTTCTTTGTATATTGATTTCTTGCATTCTTAATAACATATCAAATGCCGGCATCATAAAATAACTTCCACTCATGTTACCAAGTTGTGCGTATCCCGCAGGTCCAGAAATACCCCCACCAGCAAGACCACCAAAAGTCCAAGGATCAAACAACATGTTATTTAACTCGGCAGGGGAGAACCACAAAAGTTCGTTAAGTTCCCTACACTCTGGAATTTCATAGATTTGTTGATTGGGTACAAGTTGGATATAATCTTTTTTCAGTACATAATCACCTCCGGCTTGAAGTCCTACAATTTTCGAATAAGCATATGTATATCTGGTTTCGAAATCTAAACTTTTGGTTATAAATGCTTTTGCTAAGGATTGAGTTTCAACATTTAAACCCCAAAGATTGGACCATTGAGATTCAATCAACCAATCTTGGATATATTGGGAATAATCATCAATGGAAAACTCCAATAGACTATCAAGTTGTTCATCTTCCAATTCTACAGATCTAAGAGGGGCACCCAGGAGGTGTCTTACTTTAGTGTAAAGATCAGTTCTTTGTGGTTCGTTAATGATAGACATATTAGTTTTTTTATTATAAATATTTATTTTTTCAAACGAAGTAATAATAATTCGTTTACAAATTCCCAATTGACACTGTCCCAAAACTTTTTTACATATTGATCTCGTTTGTTGCGATATCTTAAATAGTATGCATGTTCCCAAAGATCTAGACCTAAAATGGGATATCCACCATTTTTAACTATGTTCATCAAAGGGTTATCTTGATTAGGTGTGGACATAATTGTTAATTTGTTTTGTTTATTTAACACTAACCATACCCAACCCGATCCAAACCTTTCTTTAGCAACTTCGTTGAACTCATCTTTCATTTTTTTAATATTTGAAAATTGTTTGTTAATCAATTCTAAAGTTTCTTTTTGTGGTTTTTGTTTTTTGGGTGATAACATTTTCCAAAAAAGAGCGTGGTTAAATGCACCCCCGGCATTATTTCTTATAGTATCATCGAACTTACCTATAGTTTTTATTATGTCCTCAAGTTCCAAATCCCCATAGTTCTTTTTAGATAGTGCGTCATTTAATTTTTTTACATAACCTTTATAATGTTTATTGTAATGGACATTCATTGTTTCAGGATCAACAAACCTCTTTATGGATGAATATGAATAAGGTAATTTTTCAATACCTATTTTTTTCATTTCCAACAAGAAATTTTCGTGGATGTTTTCTTTTTCTTTTTTTAAGATTTGTTCATTCAGTAACCTTAGTTTTGATTCCAATTTTGTTAGACCTTCATACATAACATTTTCTTTTTCTGGATATTCTTTTTCGAAAACTTTTATTATTCTACCGGCCTCAGCATTTGCCTCATCTTCATTTTCACCACCAATGTCTGGTCCCTTTTCTCTGTTAAGGACACCTCTTTGATATTCATGAACCCACTCATGTGCTAAAGTTCTTAGTATATCTCTATTCATCCTACTATTTGTTAAAACAAAAATTTCAGACTTTTCAGTTCTACTACCAGTTGACATTCCACCAACTCTTTCACCAGTAAAATTAATAGAAAGGTCTCTCGACAGCGGGTATTCTTTTTGTAAAAGTTTTATAAAAGGATCAATAATGTTTTTTAAAGACTCTTTTGGTCCACCGTTAATATGTTTTATTTTTACTTTCATTAGTTATAAATATTTTATAAATAAAAAACCCCAAACAAATGGGGTTAATTAATATAATTAAATTTATTTTTTATTAATCTTCGGGTAAAGTTTCTCCCTCTTCATCAAGAATTGCATAAAATTCTTCTAACGTTTCAGCCGCCAACAATCTCTCAAGTAAATCAGCATATTCTTCTTCACTGAATAATTCTTGTGCCAAAGTTTTTTTACTTTCAAGTTCATCCTCTAAATCAAGTTCGGTTGTGTTGTTTGTGTCAAATAGTATTCCCATATTTTGTGCCTTTCCTTCCATACAAGTAAAAAACTTTTGTAACATAGGTACTAAATTTTGTTTTGATTGCATCACAAATTGATTTATTTCATTTTTACAAGCGACAAAATCTTCTTTAGTTGTGATTGACATACATCGAGCAGGAAGTTGATCCATGGTCAATCCCAATTGATCAAAACATTCCATAAAATCATCAGAACTCTCTCTTAAAAGACCTTTGTTTTTTAAATACCGTTGTTCTGCAACAAGATTTAATGTTTGAGTTTTTCTAATTTTTGTTTGACTTCTACTATTGTTCATAATTTTTTATTTTATAAATATACAGGTTTATTGTTTGTTGATTGAGTTTAATATTTCTTCCACAGTATCTCCAATTTCGTTTTGTTGGTTGTCTCCTAAAACAGTACTTATTATTCTTTTTTTCTTATTTAATACGTCATAGATAGTTTTCTCAATTGTGTTTTCGAAAATAGGATAATAAACCAAGACATTTGATTTTTGACCAAATCTATACGCCCGGTCCTCTGCTTGAGAATGTTCTGCAGGAACAAATGACAAATCATTCATTATTACAACTTCAGCCGCAGTCAATGTTAAACCAACACCAGCGGCTTTCAAGTTACCTACAAAAACTTTTATTTTATCATCAGTTTGGAATCTGTCTACTGCCTGTTGTCTAACCGAATTTGAACAACTACCATCTAAGTAAACTGCCGATTTTCCAAAGTGTTGATAGATTGATTGTAACGTGTCAGTAAAATTGGTAAAAATAATTACTTTTTTTCCTTGGTCTATAATATTTTCAGCAAATTCTATTGTTTGACTAACTTTTTCATTTGCAATTAATTTTCTTACTTGCATTAATTTTGAAAACTGAACTGTAAGTGAGGAACTTTCTTCACTATTGTTTTTGTACCATTCACGGTATTCACCCATCAAGTTTTTATATTCTTGAGATACAATTCTTAAATAAACTGGTGAAATTATTTTGTCGGGTAAGTCCAATACCTCCTCTTTAAGTCTTCTAAGAATTTGTCCAGAAGTTCTTTCCCGAAGTTCTTCTAAATTGGATGCCCCAGTCACATTCCAAACTTTTCTACCACCGGCATTAAACTGGTACCCTTGACAATAACGAATAGCATAGGCTTTCCAATTTTGGGCCACAGGACTTTCGATTATATGTAAAAGGTTATAATAGTTCATCGGTCTACTTGTCATTGGAGTTCCTGTCAATAACCAAACTCTTTTGATATCTTTTACGAAATTGTTTATAATTTTAGTTCGTTGGGCTTGGGCATTTGAAACCATATGTGCCTCATCTAAGATTACAAGATCAAAATTTCCTTTAATCAATTCCGAATCCTCCCTGTTTCTGGGATCTTTATCATGAAAATTTTTCAATATATCATAATTGACGATAACAAAATCGTGTTCAGTAGAAAACTTTTTTCCTTCTGCAATGAAAGTTGATCTATCGGTATAGTTTTCAATTTCTCTTTGCCAATTTATTTTCAAAGATGCCGGACAAATTATAAGAATTTTTTTAACACCAGTCTCTAAAGCGGCAATTATGGTCGATGTGGTCTTGCCCAATCCCATATCGTCCGCCAAAATATACCTTTTAGACCCGACTAACTTTTCGATTGCTTCCTTTTGATGGGGAAGTGGAGGTCTTTGTGAATATTTTTCATAATCAATAACAACTTCTTCAGTAGAATGAGTCTTTATAAGTGAAGATTTAGGAACCCAAAATTCTTTTAGTTCATCCTCTTCAAAAAATTTTCCCCAAATATGGTAGGATTTTTCTTTTTCCACTAACAATTTTTCAACATATACTTGTTCAGGTACTTTGAGTAAGTATTTTTCCTCTGAAAACTTCTGTGCAAAATATGAATCTAAAGTAACCCATTTTCTAGCAACCTTGGGAATTGTCTCATGATAATTTAAAACATAATCCGCTTGAGATCTTGTTAAGTAAAATTTTTTAGATTTTTGATGTTTACCCTTTAAATAGAGAATATAGTTATTTGCCCCAGAATATGTTTCCAATAATTCTAGGGCTTTAAATTCTATTAAAAGAGTATTCGAATCCAAAAATTGGTTTTAATTAAAAATAATCATTTTTTTAATATTTATCAATAAAAAACAAAAAAATGAATGGTAAAGTTCCAATAAGTAGATTAGGTAAATTTTTTGGTCAAGAGGATTTTGATTTAGAAGTCGAATTGGGTCAAGAATGGTTAGTTGGGGATTTAAACTTTACTTGTGTTCTTTATAGGGTTGATCGTCAAAAAACAAAAAAAGATGATGTTTATGGTGAAGTTGTTTCAGATGGGATTCAGTTTTTACCCCCAGTGGAATTTAATGCCTATGTAAACATTGCCGTTCCGGAAAATAAATTTATTGGATCCTCAAAAATTGATCAGTTTGAACCGGGTAACATTACTATATCTGTGTATTTGAAAACTTTGGAAGATTTAAGTGTAGACATTAACTTTGGAGATTACATTGGTTATTACGATAGTGAAAATTTTGTAAGATACTATTCAGTAGTTAACGACGGAAGAGTTGTGTCCGACTTTAAACATACTTATAAGGGATATAAACCATTTTATAAAACAATAATCGCCGCACCTGTCGGACCAAATGAATTTAGAGGACTATGAAACTAATTTTAAACGAAGCACAGAATGAACAATTAATAACTCAAATTAAAAAAGACCCTGAATTATTAGTTGGAAAGAAAGTTAAGGTATATTATGATGTTAATAGACATATGTTTTCGGTTACTTACTCGGGGATCGTCGTGTTGAAAGCGGATTATGTTAGATTAGAAAACTGTACTTTTTTAGTTGGAGAAAAAGGTAGGGAAAGAGTTCGTGCTGAAGGACAAAAAAATGTACATGCCTACGTTACTGGTACACTTACTGATTATTGTAAAAATCCATGTGAAGTTATACCTCAACCTGAGACCGGTATTGTAATTACTTATAACCCAAAACGAGATGAGTTTTTTCACATAAAGGATACTGGAGAAATGATTAAAAAGGCGGAAGAGGTTGAAATGATAAATCGTGAAAATAAAATATTTTTAATAAAGTAATGGGGTTCCCAAAAAAAATAAAAAAATATTTACCTCTCATAGAAAAAAAAACACTATTAGCACGAAGACATGAGATGGCTGATATGATTAGTGAGGATGGTACGTATTTACCTAAATCACTTCTTCATGCCGACATGGATGCGGGGTTTTTGGAATTTGTACGAGATCAGTTGGAGTTATCAGTGGAGGGGAAAAAAATACCTATGGTTGATGTGTTGATAACCACACAGAATTGGGCACAGTTCACTGAGACTTGGGATTTCGAAAATATTGACAAAAATGCCGAACCTCCTTTTATAACCGTAATTAGAACTCCAGAAGTAAAATATGGGAACAATCCTTCTATTGTTTATAATATCCCAAATAGAAGATTATACTTTTACATGCAAGTTCCAACATGGGATGGACAAAGACATGGAATGGATATTTACAAAATTCCACAACCAATTCCTGTGGACATAGAATATACGGTTGCAATTATTTGTAATAGAATGAGAGAGATAAATAAATTTAATCAAGTTATCATGACTAAATTTGCATCTCTTCAGGCATATCAAGTTATCAAGGGTCATTATATCCCAATTAAAATTACGAATATATCCGACGAATCTGTTCTTGAATTAGAAAAAAGAAAATATTATATACAAAAATACACATTCACATTAGGTGGGTTTTTACTTGATGAAGATGAATTTGAGGTAGTCCCAGCAATTACAAGGGTTCTTCAAATGTATGAGGTGGATACCAAATCCAAGAAAAGAAAACAAAGAAAAGCACAACCACCCCCATCCCCAACGATTACTTACGATTATGCTTCTGGATCAACTTCATTGACTTTATCTAAAACCTTTGATTATAGAGTTGATTTAAATTTTATTGATTCTTTGAATGTAAGTTCTTATGATGTCTTTATAAATGGTTTATTATTTGGGACAGACATTCGATCAATTCCAGTTAATACTGGTGATGTTATTGATATAGTGATTGTAAAACAAGTACCAAATGATGAATCCTGGATTCAATGGTACACAGAATATCTTTAAAGTTCTCCGTAGATATCTCTTTTTTCTTTACATTTTTCCAAAATTAATTTTTCTAAAAATTTGTACATTTTAATTCCGTGCTTGTCACAATATTTTTTTAGAGTCGTGTGAACTTCCACGGAAATCTTTAAATTTTTTATTTTTTTTGGGTTAGAATCCATAGGTAGAAAAAAGGTAGAAAAAAATCCTACTATTAATTAAATACATTGTTTTCTTAGAATTTTTAACGAAAAACGAAGTATTTATATAGAAAATAAAAATAAAAAAAACAAAACAATAATGGCTACTAACAGTAAAGTATTTGTATCCCCAGGTGTCTATACTTCCGAAGTTGATTTAAGTTTCGTTGCTCAGAGTGTGGGGGTTACTACCCTAGGTATTGCTGGGGAAACCTTGAAAGGTCCGGCATTTGAACCCATATTCATTAGAAACTACGACGAATTTACAACTTATTTTGGAGGAACATCACCTGAAAAATTTGTGAATACACAAATTCCCAAATATGAAGCAGCGTACATCGCTAAATCTTATTTACAACAATCAAATCAGTTATTTGTAACAAGAATTCTTGGTTTATCTGGTTATGATGCAGGACCATCTTGGTCTATAGTTACTGAAGGAAATGTAGATCCAACAACCATAGATGTTTGGTGTTTAAGTGCGGTTACACCGTCAGGTACTTGTGTCCCTGTTTGTGTACTTCCTAAAACTGAACCGTTTATTGTCGACTTTACTGGTTGTACTAACAGTGATGGAACTATTTCTTTCTTATCTAATTTCCCAACTGAAATTGAAAATCTTTTAACCACTCCTTATCAGGGTCCTCAAGGAAATCAATCATCTCTGAATCAAAATATTAAAGATTTAATTTTTGACGTTATAACTTCAAACAACCCTGCAATTACTGAAGATGAACTTATTAGTTATTTCGGTAGTGTTGATGGTGCTGATTACAGTGCATTGACTGTTAATGGAAGTTACACTGGAGCAACTAATGTATTTGGTGTTCCTGCAATTCCATTTGAAGATAATGATTTGTCTTCAGTTAATAACGATCCTTGGTTTTACGCATTATTTGATAATACAGGAAATGGTAATTATACAGGATATTCATTTTGGGCAATTGTTACCGGGGTAACGAACATCAATCCAGTTACTACAACAACTACCGGAACTATTCCAACCCCAACACCTACACCTTCAGCACAAAATCCTTGTGTTTCTCCATTACCTTTTACCTCACCTACTCCTACCCCTACACCAGTTAATATTGACTGTTATTCCGGATCAGTTGTTGGTGTTGTATATTATTACACAGGAAACACTTATAATGATTATGATGATATGGTAGTCGCTACCTTTAGATCACGAGGTGTGTCATATTACAATGATGGTACTAATCCTGATTTTGAAGTAAGTGGATTAACTCAAGTATCCTTAGACTTCTCTAATCAATACTCTGGAGTTACTAAAAATCCTTTCTTAACTTTTGGAGTTAATGTGACAAATAATTCAGGGACTAATTTCTTCTATGAAACATCTTTCAATACTTCAGATGCAAACTACTTAACTAAAGTATTTGGAGTTGACAATTTTGGTAAGCCAAGAACACAAGTTCCAATTTTTGTTGAGGAAAGATTCCAAACATTATTAAGTTATGGTTGGAGAAAAGGTTTCATCAAGGGTCTTAGTGCTGTCTTGGTTGACTTGGATAATGTTACGGGTCTGAATAACGCACCAAGTACTTCAATTGCTTGGTACTTAGACAGATATCAAACACCAAAATCACCTTGGGTTGTTTCTGAATTACGAGGTACAAAAGTGTATGATCTATTTAGATTTTACACGGTTGCTGATGGAGATTCTGCTAACTACAATGTTAAAGTTTCAATTTTCAATATCTCATTTGCGAACGAAACATTTGATGTAATGATTCGTGACTATTATGATACGGATTCAAACCCAACAGTTTTAGAGAAATTTACTAACTGTTCAATGGACCCAAGTCAAAATAACTTCATTGCTAAAAAGATAGGATCACTCGATGGTGAATATGAATTGAATTCAAAATATGTAATGGTCGAACTAAATGAGGATGCACCAGTAGATGCCCTTCCTTGTGGATTCGATGGTTATATGTTCAGAACTTACTTCGGAGCAAATCCTCCTTTCCCAATTTACAAAACTAAATATGATTTCCCAGGTGAAGTAATTTACAATCCTCCGTTTACAGGACCTATTCTAAGTTCTGGAGATAATGTGAGAAGAACTTACCTTGGGTTCTCAAATAGTATTGGATATGACTCCAACTTCTTTGAGTATGTTGGTAAACAAAATCCTCTTGACAGTTGTGCTCTTGAAGGTATTGATTGGGATTACAGGACTCGAGGATTCCATATGGATAAAAACGCATCTGGAATTACAATTTCTGGACCATTCACTTCTAATGGAACCCCTAGATTCTATGTTGGTGATGCTGACTTCAGTGTTGAGCCAACAAGTGCAACTAGTCCTTACTACCGTTTGTACTCTAGAAAATATACCTTATTAGTTCAAGGAGGCTTTGACGGATGGGATATCTATAGAGAACATAGAACTAATTCTGACAGATTTGTATTAGGGGCATCAGGTTATCTGAATGGGGCTTGTCCTGATAACCGATATCCAAATGCAATTGGTTGGGGAGCGTTCAAACAAATCTCTTTAGGAGATGGGACGATGGATTGGGCGAACACTGACTATTATGCATACTTGTTAGGTATCAGAACTTTTGCAAACCCGGAATCAGTTAATATTAACGTGTTTGTGAGTCCTGGAATTGATTATGTAAATAACAGTAATTTGGTTGAAGCAACAATTGAAATGATTGAAAACGAAAGAGCCGACTCACTTTATATTACAACTACCCCTGACTACAATATGTTCCTACCTACAACAACTGGTATAGATGGTTTGATTTACCCACAAGAGGCTGTAGATAATCTTGAACAATCAGGAATTGATTCTAACTACACCGCAACTTACTATCCGTGGGTTCTTACAAGAGATACAGTAAACAATACACAAATCTATATTCCGGCTACAGCGGAGGTTACTCGAAACTTAGCATTAACTGATAACATCGCATTCCCTTGGTTTGCAGCGGCTGGGTACACTCGTGGTATTGTAAACTCAATAAAGGCACGTAAAAAACTGACACAGGAAGATAGAGATACTCTATACACAGGAAGAATCAACCCAATTGCAACCTTCTCAGATGTAGGTACAGTAATTTGGGGTAACAAAACTCTTCAAATTAGAGAATCTGCTCTTGATAGAATTAACGTTAGACGATTATTATTACAAGCACGTAAGTTAATTTCAGCAGTATCTGTAAGATTGTTGTTTGATCAGAATGATGCACAAGTTCGTCAAGACTTCCTTAATTCTGTTAATCCTATCTTAGATGCAATTCGTAGAGACAGAGGTTTATATGACTTTAGAGTTACGGTTTCTAATGATGTTGCAGACTTAGATAGAAATCAAATGACAGGTAAGATATTTATTAAACCTACACGTTCATTAGAATTTATTGATATCACCTTCTACATTACTCCTACAGGAGCATCGTTTGAGGATATTTAATATAATTCTAGATTCTAACTTAAACCCTCATAGAAATATGGGGGTTTTTTTGTTAATTAATAAAATAGTTTGTAATTTAGCAAAAAAAAGTTATGAACTGGTTACCAGGAAAGTTAAGAATGTATATGAATGATTGGGATGATAATCTTTTATTTATGCCAACCAAAATAAGAATGGAAAAAAAGGTTGATAAAAAATGGGTTGAGGTCTGGGTATCAACGTTAGAATTTTCAGAAGTTAGATTAAATTCTGATTACCGACCTTACAAAAACAAAATTGAGTTGGCTTTTAAAAATTTTCGAGAAACAGAACCTTTTATTAATGATCTGAATTATTGTATAGAAAATAAATTATTCGGACCAAGTTTCTTGAAATTTAAAGAATCTTTAATTTATGCGAATCCAGTTGCAATAAACACCGCTAGAGGTCACAAACCAAACGACTTAAAAATGGGGGTTAAGTTACTTATTGAAAGAACTTTCACACAAGAAGAAAGAAAAATAATGGTCAGTAATATACAAAAATCTTATTTTTATGAGAAAAAATATGATCTGAAATTTTTGAATTCTTTGTTTAATGACCTTGATGATAAAATAATCGATTTTTACCTCAACGATAAGGTATCATATTATACAGTCTCATCAGAGGATTTTGCCAATTCTTTTAAATCTGAAATTAATAATACTGCATTAAATCCAAAACTAGGGAAAAAAATTGCAATAAAAGATTTTATAAAAAAAATATTAAATGATATTTATAGAAGTAATAATCCAGATTTAAACAAAATTTCATTTGGTTATTCAGAAGACGATAAAGAATTGGTTAACGCTATTATAGATTATATTAAAAAAGAATTATTATTTATTTATCCAAATATTCATTTTGTTATATACGATAATTCAAATAATAAAACTAATAAAATTATAATTAATAATTATTAATATGCTCTTATATATAGCATATTATTAAACAAAAAATAAAAGTAAATAGAAAAAAAATTTTTTTGTCGTATTTATAGTAAAATTAATAAACTAAATTAAAAAAATTAAAAAATTATGGCTGATTTGTTAATGAAGATGCCGGTTCCTTATGAACCAAAAAGACAGAACCGGTTCATCTTAAGATTTCCAACCTCTTTGGGTATTAATGAATGGTTTGTTGAAAGTGCATCTAGACCTTCAATTAAAATCGGTTCAACTGAAATTCAATTCTTGAATACATCCACATTTGTTGCGGGTAGATTTACTTGGGACGCTATTTCTGTTAAATTCAGAGATCCAATCGGACCATCAGCATCTCAAGCATTGATGGAATGGGTTCGTTTATGTGCTGAATCAGTTACAGGTCGTATGGGTTATGCTGCTGGTTATAAGAAAAATGTTGATTTGGAGATGTTAGACCCAACTGGAGTTGTTGTAGAAAAATGGATTTTAGAGGGTGCATTTATGACAAGTGTAAACTTTGGTTCATTGAGTTATTCTCAAGATGCTTTAGCCGATATTACGGCAAACATCCAAATGGATAGATGTGTTTTAGTTTATTAATGGTTTCAAAATAAAGTCACTGACCCCATCATTAATTTGTTGGGGTTTTTTGTTGACTAAAATTTTATACAAGTTATATTTAAAATAAAAAGAAAATGGAAGATTCTCAAAAATATGGTCAAATGGATTTTAATTTACCTCATGATGTAGTTTCACTACCATCGGGTGGGTTATTTTATAACTCAAAAAAAAAGACAGTAAAATTAGGTTACTTAACCGCATCTGATGAAAACTTACTTGCAAATATTAATGAAAGAAAAACAATTAAAGAAACAATTGTTCTTCCTTTGTTAAGGTCAAAGTTATATGAACCAGATCTAAGACCTGAGGAATTACTTGATGGAGACATTGAGGCCCTATTAATTTTTTTACGTAACACCTCTTTTGGACCTGAATATAATTTGATTTTAACTGACCCCAAAACCGATAAAGATTTTGAAACAGTAATTTTCTTGGACCAATTAGATGTTAGAAAAACAACCGCACAACCCGATAAAGATGGTCATTTTGTGGTCACATTACCAAAAACACAATCTGTTGTTAAGTATAAACTTTTAAGTTTAAAAGATTCTTTAGAAGTTGATTCCATTTTACAGTCCTACCCAAAAAATGTTGTTGCTCCGACCGCTACTCTTAAACTTAGTAAACAAATAGTAGAAATAGACGGTACAGACGATAGAGTATCTATAGAAAAATTTGTTCAGAACATGCCAATAATGGACTCTAAGTTTTTGAAAAAATTTATGTACGATAATGAACCTAGATTAGATCTATTAAGAGAAGTTTTAGCCCCGTCTGGAGAAAAGGTAGTAGTGAATATTACCTTTGGGGTTGAATTTTTTCGGCCTTTCTTCTGATTACATTCAAAACTCCCTCCAAGAGTATTATTACCTTGCACAAAAATTAAATTTACCCTATTGGGATTATCTGAGAATGCCCATATACGTCAGAAAATTTTTGATGAACAAGTTAATTGAAGATTCAAAACCCACATAATTTGTATTTATTTTAAAAGAATAATTAATGGGACCCAAAACACCAAATTCTAGCAATATACTTGACCCTGGGGATAGTGAAGAAAGTGTAGGTAAGGTTGCAGATGCAACCTCCGCATTGAATGCTTCCTTTCTGGATTTAGATAAGACTATCAACGAAATGAAACTGTCATTTAGTTTTATTACAGATACCGTAACAAATGTAGGTAATCAACTAGTATCCATAATTAATCCAATTGAGATATTCAAAACTCAGATAAATCTTGACAAAGAGGCATCAAGGTTAGTTAGGGCGTTCGGTGTTTCAAAAGATAAGGCGGGTGAACTTACCCAGACCCTAACAGACGCAATACCTGGATTTATTGCATTTGGAGGAAGTGTTGGAGATGCTGGTCAAACAATTAAAACTTTAGCGGAGTCATTTGATACTAATATGTCTATTGCTGGGGATACTTTGGTTAGTTTTGCCGCTACCGCGAAAGTTACAGGTGTAGAACAAGGAAAATTAGCGACCTCATTTAGGGATGTTGGTGTATCACTAGGTGACATAGATGACAGAATGTTGAAAGTCGTTGAAACCGCTAGAAATGCTGGTATCACAACCAAGGCAGTATCGGACCTGGTAACATCAAACTTAGATAAAATGAACCTCTACAACTTCAACAATGGGGTAGTAGGTTTGGCAAAAATGGCGGCCCAGGCATCAAGATTAGGTATTGATATGAATAGTATCTTCTCTACTGTTGATAAAGTTTTTAATCCTGAGGGGGCGATTGAATTATCTTCGGCACTTCAAAGACTTGGTGTTACAACTAGTGATCTTCTAGATCCATTAAGGTTAATGGATTTAGCACAAAATGATCCTACTGAATTACAAAATCAAATTGTCAACATGACAAAAGAATTTGTTAAATTCAACACAGCAAACAATCAATTTGAAATTTTACCAGGGGCAAAAAGAAGACTAAATGAAATAGGTGCTGCATTTGGATATTCAAATGGTCAACTTCAAAAAATGGCAATTAATGCCGCCAATTTCGATTATAAGTTAAAACAGTTGAAGTTTCCGTCTGATTTGGCATCGAAAGAAGATAAGGAGTTTCTTGCTACAATTTCCCAAATTGGAGAAAAAGGGTCTCAATTTGAGGGAAGGGCATTTGTACAAGTTGAACAAAGGGATGCTACGGGTGAGGGTACAGGTAGATACATTTCAAAGGCTTTAGAAGATTTATCTTCGGAGGACATTAATCAGTTAAAAAAACAGACTGACATCCAAGGATCAATGGAAGATATTGCAAGAAACCAATTGGACTATGTTAAAAGAATCGAAAGTAATTTAAATAGTATGTTGGCTGCCGCAAAATATGGAGTGGCAACAAGTCCCACTTTACAGGGACTCTTTCAAAACACTATGCAAGGTGCAGTTAATATGACAGACATAGCCGCAACCAAACCTTTCAACGAAACAAAATTTTATAGAGAAAATACGGATGACTTTATAAAAGCCGCAGGACAAATAATTTCGGCACTAGTCCCAGGATCAGTAGTTTCCACCTTTGAGGATCTTAAAAATACACTTGAAAATATGTTAGGGGGTATTGATTTTAAAAGTATTTTTCAGGGTATCCAAAGTATTATACCAAAAAATATTACAACCGCATCCAATGTTAATACAAGTAATGTTAATATGGCAACAAATAATGTTAACAACGTAAATCAAAATGATATTACTTTCACTAAACCTCTTACAATAGAAGTAAAAGGAGATAATACTTTGAATGCGGACCAAAAACAACTGGTTGCAACAGAAGTCACAAATTGGTTCACAGGACCAGATAAACAAAAAAATATAGAACTTTTATTCAAACAAATGGGATTAGTGGGTGGTAATTATAATGGAACACCGGGATAAATTCTTTCATGGTCAATAATACCTATAAAATTGTTTTTTTAATATTTATCTAAAAAAGGAAATATGCCAGAAAGTTTTTTGTCTTTTGATAATTCTTCAGTTTTTAGAAACAATTTAATTGCACAAAATCTTGCACCCTATCAAATTCAAGGGGCTTTCAGTCCCCCATTAGGAAACATTTTATACGAGGTCAGTCCTTTAAGTAATTTCAGTGTAATTGATTCACCAAACACATTAATTTCGACCAATCAATTAGCGAATCAATTATACCCATTAAACGAGTGGGGACCAGAAGGAGGATTTCAAGGGAAATATTCTGTACCCGGTAATCCTTTACCAGTTCCATCAAACCAAGGACCTTATGATCCTAACGACACACAATTAGACATAATAAATCAGTACTTTATTGATACTGCTTATGTAGAAAATATATTTGGACCAGAGGGTGGGTATAGTGACTTAGTAATAACGACAAAACTAGCGTTACCATATCAATTTTTTTCCCCATATTATTTTCAAGGTTCACCGGTTAATTATATTCCCTCAACCTATACCCCATATGAGATATTAATATCGAATAATCCACAAGGGGATTTGGGATTGTTGTCACAAGACTCCCAATTGGCACTTATTGGTGCTGAAAGTTTAAAAGCGGCATTTGAGGCGAGAGTTGCATCTGAAATAATACAACTTACTCAGGGTAGTGTAAACCTTGATGCGTTGTCAGATCCTTTTACTGCAACTCAGGTTGCAACTGGTAAACAACCTTTATTTATTCCTAATTGGAAAATTACAGTTCCAGAAAATCCTATATTAGGTGCTTTATCTTTTGCGAATAGATTGACGACAACCTACCTCCCGGTTTCTTTGATTCCAGGTGATTACTTTCAAGAACCAGACGCATTCAATCAACCCGGACAAGTAGGAAATGCATTGAATGTTGTAAACAACCTTACGGGAGGAGCACTTGGACCAATACTTAATAAGTATAGAAATCCTTCACAGATATTTCTTGCAAACACAGGTAACGGTCAACAATCTGTTTTATTCCAAAGTTTAGAATACAATCTTTATCGACCAAAATATGATAAAGGAATATTGGTAGGTTTTACATCCGCACTTAATAATTTGTGGGGGTCTGGACCAAATGGGGATGGTGGTTATTATATTGGTAGTAGTGAAATAGAACCAGGATTAATTACATCTCCACCCAATCAAGTGGCGGTTGATTTTACAGGAAAACAAGTTCAAACTTTAGTTTATGGACCATCCGAAATTGGAATATTATATGAGGGTAATCAAGGTCAAATAAATTTTGGTTTACAAGCCCCATCTTACACTGATCTTGGTGGAATAATGGGTATGTTTGTTTGGACATCCCCAAAATATCAAGCAAACAAAGGTTTCAAAGTTGGTAAGGGTGGGGAAAATATTAAATTAGATGAAGAGTTTAATATTATAGAAAGTCAATATGATACAAATTTATCTACAAATATTGATTTCAAACCAGGGTCTATTCTTGACGACACTCAGAGAATTATTGAGGCTGCAGACAATTTACAAGGAATTGCTAAATTAAAACATGCCGGTAACGCAATTAGTCAAGTATCTAAAGTTTTCAATGACGGGTACAAGGAAATGACGAAAGGATCCCAAGTGATTGCTTATTACGATAGTTCAACTGGATCAAACACAATTGGTGTTGAAGGTACTGAGGTAGGTAAGGAATATTGTAGATTGTTTCAAAAGGATACACCATACTACACATACAATGATTTACAAAAAACTGATGGTATTACAGAACACGGTAGAAAATTTAATTATTCTGTATTCGATAGGACCTATAATTTGAACATTGCTCCTTTGAGAAATCCGGGGTCTACAAATATTATTAATGGTAAAGTAAAGAAGTACATGTTTTCTTTAGAAAACCTGGCTTGGAGAACATCTGATCAACCTGGATACACCTATGACGATCTACCAGATTGTGAAAAAGGACCAAATGGTGGTAGAATTATGTGGTTTCCACCCTACAATCTTGCTTTCAGTGAGGATAGTAGTGCACAATGGAACCCAACAAAATTTATTGGTAGACCCGAACCAATTTATACTTACCAAAATACTTCAAGAAGTGGATCTATAAGTTGGACAATAGTCGTTGATACACCAGCATCTATGAATACAATTGTGGAAAAACAATTAAGTAAATTGAGTCCACAAGATGTAAACTCGATTGTTGATTCATTTTTTGCCGGATGTGTAAAATATGATATATATGATTTGGCAAAAAAATTCAATCAAATTCCACAAAATGAATTATTAGTATATCAAGATTTAGTCAATGAACCAAGATTATCTGAAGAAGAACTTGCTCAAATCTTACAAGACATTCCAGCAGACCCAACAATAAATGTAACTAATGTAAACAACGGTGGTAATCAAGGTGGTTCTGATGGTAATCAAGGTAATCAAAATGGGGGTGATGGAGGTGTTGGTACTACAGTAATAACATCTTCTGGTGTAAAAACTTTAGACGAATATATAAATAAATCTTTTTACTTCGATAATGATTTTCCAGAAGGATATACTCTCAAAGGCGTTAAAACTTCTCAACAGGATTTTTCATTTTATTATAATAATTATATTGCTTTACAAAATACTACATATAGTACTAAAGCCCCTGTTGATGTTTATATAGGACAGACTAAGTATCCAAACAAATCGGCAATACCTAATTTCTTTACAAAAGTAATAATTGATAACTATACTTTTTTATCAACCAAATTCATGCAAGATCTAAAAAGTGTTGTTGTAGATCAAAACCGTAGAGTCACGATTGAATTGACTGGTTCGGCATCAGCCCCGGCAAAACAAGATTATAATGTTAACTTATCTGAAAGAAGATTAGACAGTGTAATAAAATGGTTTAAAAAACAAACACTAGGAGATAAGACAATAGAAACATTAGTGACCGAAGGATTAATCACTTTTCAAACAATTCCAGCAGGTGAGGTTATTTCTTATCCATCTAGTTCTACAGCAGAATTGGGTACTGAAGTAAATTGTACTAATAATATCACAACAACCCCAACCGCAACACCAACAAGTGGGAATGTCGAAAACCCAGGACCAGCACAATGGTATAGTATTCCGGCAATGGCATGTAGAAGGGTAAACATCTCTAAAATTACTGCAGAACCATATGTTGAAATAGTACCTACCCAAGAACAATTATGTAAAAGTGAAGATTATAGAAAGGCAAATCCAGATAAGTGTTGTCAGTGGTATCCAGAACTTTGTAGAGAACCCATCCCACCGATTCCCCCCAACCCACCTGATGAAACTATTCCACCTGTTCCACCGCCACCAAAACCAATACCTCCAGTGAATATTCCTCAAAAAATTAAAGATGGAATAAGTAAAAAAATATTAAGAAGGTTATTTAGTGAGTGTGATTATTTCGAGGTTATTAAAGAAACTAACCCAATGATCTATGATACATTTAAAGAAAAAATTAAATATTTTTCACCTACGTTCCATTCTACAACACCAGAAGGTTTAAATTCTAGATTAACATTTTTGAACCAATGTGTTAGACCAGGACAAACCATACCAACTATTGGACCAGATGGAAGACCAAAATTCAATGACGCTCTTAATACGTCTTTCGGGGCTCCTCCGGTATTGGTGTTAAGAGTTGGTGATTTTTACCACACTAAGATCATTCCAAATAGATTGGGAATTCAATATGAACCTTTATTATTAGACATCAATCCTGAAGGAATTGGGGTTCAACCTATGTTGGCAAAAATAACTTTAGGTTTTGATTTTATTGGTGGTCATGGACTAGCAGGACCAGTAGAACAATTACAAAATGCATTGTCCTTTAATTTCTATGCTAATACAGAAATTTATGATGAAAGATCTGTTGCAACTGAAGACACATCAGCAAGAGATAAGGAACTTGTTGGAAAAATAGTTCCAAATCCACTTAAACCGGTTACACCTAATTCAGTTCCTAATCAACTTCCGGTAAAAGGTCAAGGCACAATAGGTACAATTACAACTTCAAATGCAAGTGATGATGGTACAATCGAAACGGGTGATATAAATTATACCTCCCTAATTAATGAACTTTCAGAAAAAACTAAAAATTATTTCACGACAGTAGTTAATAAATTAAAATCAATTACCGAAGTTTCCAACTTTGGAATCATGGAAATGGTTAATTTAAAACGTAACTACCAGGAGGGAACTATTGAAGAAAATGCAAATAATGCCCAAGAGTTAGTTTTCATATATGGAAAACCTTTTGGTTATGAAGCAAACCTTCAATCTTTACAAAACCAGGTTTTAGACGATATTAAAAAAGATGATGCACCAATTATTTTAGATTTAGTCGATAATGGCTCATTTTCTAACGGATCAATTAGACAAGTTAAAAATAAATTGGAAGAAATAGTAAAAACAAGACAATCATCTATAATTTCTGATGTCACTCCTCAGATAAATGAGTTGGTTTCATATCAAGAAAATTATATTTATACTTTTGCTAAGTATGATTGTATAGTTCAAAGATTTGATGGTAAAAAGAATGAAAATGGTGAGATAGTTGTTTACACTCTTGCTGGGGACCCTGCGGATTTTCAAAAAATTAATGACGCTTACGTTCCGGCAATCCCACAAACATTTGTTGAATACAATAAATTTTTGAGTGATAATAAGGTTTTGAGTCAAGAATTCGGGTTCAACGAAAATGACTATGGATTTTCACCACCAGTCTCAGGACCGGTAAGTAGTGATATTTTTATAAATAGATTTTACATGATAATGTCGCAAATATTTTTGGACCCAACAAAATATACGGATTTCGTTAATAGTTTGAATACCGAAAAAGTTAAAGAACAAAATGGAATGTTTGCGGAAATACAAAAAATATGTGATTCCTATAAAAAAATATTTGAAGAAGAAAAAACAAATGAAATGAAAACATTTGAAACTCTAGAAAAAAGTGAGGGTTACACAAAATATACTTCATTTGTGATAAAACCGGTAGAGACAAAAATAACATATACGACAGATAAAAACCAATTAGGGTATGATCAGAATAAAGAAAAATTAACAAACCTATATAGTAATATGAATACTAATTCAGATCAAAAGACATTTAACGGTAAAGTAAAATTTAATTAAAATTATGCCACTACAATATTATAACAGATATAATCAGTTCTTACAAAATGGACAACAAACAGTTGTTCCGTATGTTGAACTACCCAGCAAACCATCAGATAAGAGATACATCTTCAAAAGAAACTTATCTAGATTAGATAAGGTGTCTCAACAATTTTATGGAAGTCCTTTTTTTGGTTGGTTAATTTTGCAGGCAAATCCACAATTTACTGGTCTTGAATTTAATATTCCTGATGGTGCAATATTGACAATTCCATATCCTTTACTAAGTTCTTTACAAGACTATAAGTCGGCAATAGATAATTACTTCTTTTACTATGGTAGATAATGCAGAAAATATATTAGTTGAATTTGATTACCAAAATATATCAGTAATTGACCCAAACAAAGTAATTGATGATCAAGGTAAGGTTCAAGAAAGATTAATTAAACAAGAAAATTTAGTTTATTATGTTAATCTTGAGTGTAATGTGACACCAAGAACTAAACTTGCAATCGGTGCTCCGGCTGACGACAATATAAGAACAATTTCAGTTGGAAAAATTAATTTTCTTAATCCAGGTTTTGACACTTTTCTAAAAAATACTTACACAGATGAAATCACTGGTAAGAATACTTTACAAGGTAAAGGTGTGAACCAAAAGAAAATTGATATCACAAGAAATCCTAATAAAGCAGGTGATTTTTTTGTAAACCAAACTTTATTATCTGATGGACAACCAGGTGCTGTAGATAATGGATTACTTGGAATGGTTCAGGTTAATATATCCTATGGAACTGATTTTTTACCGGTAATTGATATAACATTGGAAGATGTAAAAGGGAGAGCGTTGTTTGAAGGTGGTAATCAATCTCCATACGCTGCTTTTTTTCAGTTTCCATACCCACTTTTCCATTTAACAATGAAAGGATATCTAGGTAAGGCGGTTCGATTACCACTTATGATGAAAAAATTTTCAAGTTCATTCGATGTAAGTAGTAATAATTTCAGAGTACAACTAACATTTCACACGTATAAATATGCTGAATTATCAAGTGTTTTGTGGGGATACATGGAAGCCGCACCCCTAATGTTTCAAAGACAGTTTACTCAGACCACACAAAATTCAAATTCTCAACAAGGTCAAAATGCTGAAGTAACTACAACCAACACTTATTTGGGTTACGAAAAAATGAAAGAATTGTATCGAGAATACAAGACGAAAGGATTGATTGATGAAAACTTTCCGGAAATTACAATAACAGAACTTAAAATTAGATTAGATAGGTTTATAAATAATATTGTTGAGACATACAAGAAAACAAATGTCGATGTATTAAATGACTTGGACAATTATCAAAATGATCTTTTAGAATATGAACAACAAGTTTTTACCTTTTTAGATCAGTCTTGGGCAAAAAAATATTTGAATCAAACCCAGTTTTACATTGATAAAAAAGGAAATGCTATCTATCAACTAAAAGAAGAATGGCAATCACCCCAAAAAAAACAAGAGGCAATCCAAGCACTTAATACAATTGTAACAAGATACAACGAGTCATTAAAGAATAATAAAACACTTGGTCAAGGACAACCTCTTTATATCCCGATTAAAATTAATATTGACACCTTTAAATCAAAATCTAATATTCCTGATTTAAACATCGCAAAAACTTTTTATCAGTTGAATCAAAAAGAGTTACCTACTGATGTTTTAACTCAAGCAGATTTTGAAGTCAAACTAAAAGAACGATTTTATAAAACGGACAGATTTCAGTTTGAGGGACTCAGTGAATTTGAATATTTTAATGATACTATTAAAATACTTAATCAAAAATACGTAGCCGCAAGACAAAAAAAGGAAGAAGAAATTACAGTGTCACTTAAGTCTCAACTAAGTGATACAAACACGGGTATTGGATTTTTACCCACCATGAGAAATATTTTAGCGGTATTTTTCGCTCAAGGTGAAGCGTTTTTAAGATTACTTGATGATGTTCATTATAATGCTTGGAACATTAGAGATAACAAATATAGGAAAGCCGCAGTTTTTGGTCTTAATACTTCAGTAAAAAGTATTGATGATAAACAAGATTTATCGCAAGAAGAAACTCCAATTTACCCTTGGCCTCAAGTTATAATTGAGTCTTTGAGTAATGAAGGTGAAGAGAAATTTGAATTGGCATACCCGGGAGATCCTGTTCTAGCAGGAGGTCTCAAGGCTTATGTGCCTGAAATCTGGCCAGAGGTTAACTTTGTTGAGGAATTTATTAGGGCGTTTACTCAAAGAGCAACTCTACCCAAACCACCCACAAGTTTAAACAATTCGTCAGTTAGACCAAACAGGATGAGTTTCAATGCCGTTGAGTTCCCAATTGGAAACCAAGTCTTCTTCAATACCGAAGAAGTAAAATTTTTGTATGAAATTTATGAACGACTTGAGTTGGCGTCTTATTATAGTTTGATGTCAAGAGATGGTGCAAAACTATACAATTTGTCATCATATATTGCCGAAAGTGAACTATTGAACATTATCCAAGGGTTGGGATCAAATTCTCCATTACTTACATCTAAACTTAAAAACTATAATTTGAATTCAACAAATTATCTTGGATTTTTAAGACACATATCCAATACTGGACAAGGAGAGGCATGGCAAAATTTCATAAGAGGTTATTTCAATACACCATATATTAAAAACGATATTAATACAACTAGTGAGTTGTTTGCAAGTTCTTTTTTGAATCAACCCAAATCTCAACCAAATGTTGACATAAAGGACTCGAGTCAAATTAAACAATATTTTGCAGTGGACAATGTAATAGAACCGTTTACCATCGTCGATATTTATCCAACAACTAATTTAAAATGGGATCAAACTTATTTAGCAAATGGTTCTGGATTAACAAATGCTCAAAATGTATTTTTTACTTCAAAAGTTCTTAATTATGATATAGAAAACAAACAAATTGTAAATTTTGATGACACCAATAATGAAAACAAAATATTACCAATTTCGAATTACAACTATATAAATAAAATCTATGATCAGACATTAGTTCTGAATAAATTATCCAATTTTTACAAGACAAGAACTATTAAAGATCAATTCATTACTGAAGGAAATGTTTTTTATGGAAATTATAATGGGGGTGTAAATGCAAATCAAACCACTTCAATACTTAATACACCATATTTTGTAAACGCAATACAAAAAGGAGTTTATAACTTTAGATACAGTCAAGATAGTTCACCATATAAGGCCGCCGCTTATTTATTTTTGAATTCATTACCACTAAACACATTAAGAGAAAAATATAAATTAGTTGATACTCAAAATAACACAACACAAGAACTAAATTACATAATATCAACACTTAAAAAATATGGGGCAATTCATAAATTACCATATGCTTGGATAGTAAAATATGGTTCCATTTGGCATCGTTACAAAACATTTGTAAATGAGGGTATTGACTTTATTGGAGATATTTGGAAAGACTTTGATTACCTAGAAAATTACGATCCTGAAACTTTAGACCCCACTAAAAAATATATCTTTAGTGCTAATTCAACTAACTATGAAGTGGTTTTACAAGAAAACATTACCACACCAATAGGACCTACTACCTTTAAAAAAACCCTCATCAATACTGGTTTTTATCCAAAACTTATAGATGACTTTGGATTTTTCTACCAAGGTCTAAGAGTATTTGATGTTTCACCACAATTACAAGGAAGTTGTGCAATTATAAACGACACACAGTTAGAAATCTTTTCCATAAATGCTAATTATATAGTGCCAGGTGTTACAATATCAGGTTCCAGTTTACAAAACGGAACTAAAATTGTTAGTCAAGTCTCAGGAACAACAGGAGGAATTGGTAGATATAATATAAATCCCGCTCAAACTCCTCCAGGAAACACGATTGTTTTGAATCAATATGGACCTACTTTTCAATTTTTAGTATTGAATCAACCTACGGTTGGATATACATCTTTAGAAATACAAGACGCAATTGATAAAAATGAGTTGAATGTGATAAAAGATTCAAATGGAGTAATAAATAAACCAAATGGTTTTGACTCCGGAGATATCAATAGATCACTCAATTTGTCACCATGGTCATTATATTTAACTACAACCGATAAAACTGGTATTTTCCCACTTCCATCTTTTGGTTCACAAGTAAATCAAACTTTGGATGAGTGTTTTAACAGTGCTGGAGGACTAAGTGTTGAGGTGTTGAATAACAAGGCAATGTATAACGGATCGGTTAGATCTTTTTGGAAATCACCAAACTATGGATATTTTGATAACTCGAAAGTATTGTTGAATCAACCAGACCAATACAACAAAAAAATAAATGTTGAATCACAAACACAAGAAAATTTCTCTATAAGAGGATTGGGTAACTATGATGAAATTAGTGAACTGTTTTCGGCTTTTGATAAAAACACATTAGATCTTTTAGAACAAGAGTTTCTAAATTTTAGTAAGTCTGTCTATGATTACGAAACAACAGTCAATGAAACGGAAATTAATGAAACTTTTGAGGAAACAAGTTACAAAAATTTTCAGGGTCTTATGAGACTTATGATGAAAATCTCAAAGCCAAACGTTACACAACAGAATACTTTAGTGTCTGAGATTCAAAACGCACAAATAGAAAACTTTAAAATTTATATGAATGGTTTTATGAATTATGAAGTTGTATTAAAGTACGGTAACCCATCACAATTTGATAAAAGACTCTTTTACACTTTTTCCAATAAATTCATTCAGGACCCAATTTTCTATAAAGGATACAAAGAAGGTTCACCAAATGCATTACCTGGATCTACTCCTCCTATAACTTTGGTACAATCCAAAACTGCTTACCCAGATGTTTGGAAGTCACTTGAAACGTATGTTGGTTTTTCTGAAATCCCTGAACTTGTGTATAAAAGTTCGGGTTCTTACATTACTGATTTTTTTATTGATTTAGATGTTGAATTTACGGAAAAAAACATAGAAACTTTTGCACCAATCATTAAAATGTATGCGACGCAAAAGTTGAAAAAACCAACCATAACAAGATCCGAATTTTATGGTTTGATGAATGATTACTTGAATCAGAATGAAACTTTTATTGATGTTATTTTAGATACAGAATTACCATCACTTAGAAAAGCACTACCAAATACAGAATTATCAACCTCACAAAGCACATTCAAATCTGATTTATTTGGGGAAGTTACAAGATATGAATTGTATGATTCATTCAAGGCGATTAACGATAGATATATTTCTGGAAGGGATTATAAAAATAAAACTTTATTTGAAGATGTAATTTTAGTAGACCGGGCTAGTAGAGACGTTGGTCAAAAAATATTTGCAGACATTTTCAAGGTAAAAGACCTTATCCAGGATGCAAATTATGGTCTTCACATGTTAGATATTATAAATTCTATTTTGGTCGAAAATAATTTTACTTATTTTACACTACCGGCTTACGCTAACTTTTACAACGTTAGAGATGTTTCCAGAAATGCAAATCCTAGACCCGAAGGCACTCTTGAATTTGCAAATTCCTTGTTTGGAACTCACATGACGGTTGATTATAGAGATACCACCG